GTAGACTTACCAGTCTGTCGAGGCATCATACAGATATTAAATCTATTATCGTGGAATCTTTGTATTAACTTCTCCTGAAAAGGCCACATGTCAAAACCGACAAGACCTTCATCCACATTTACAATTTTTATATAATTTTTTGCAAAATAAACTGGATCATCTTTACATTTGATGAACTCGGATATTTGCTCTGCGTTAAATTCAACTGGAGTATTTGCCTTTTTTAAATTAGGATTGCCCAGATATATGTTGTCAGACATGATCTATCAACTCTCTCCAGCAAACATTAATGGTTTGGTTGGATCATTGGGTGCTGGATCAAAATATAATACTGTAGCGTTTGGATATGCCTTTCTTACTTCAAATGTAATTTCTGCTTTTGTTGGTCTAGTAAACTTAGAAAAGAACATGTATAATTGAATTGGTTTTCCTCTCCAGTTCAACATAATACTATATGTTCTACCTCTTTCTTGAATGCGAAGATAACCTTCATTAGTAGGTCTTCTAGGAGAAGTACGTTTTTGATGTTGCATATCAATTGAATCCTCTTTTTCTTTTTTAATCTTATTCACATGTGCGTCACTTGATAACGCATTATACATCCTAGTAATCTCTTCATCAGAAAGTTTTTTCTTTCTGGCTTCAGAAATCCATGTATGAAAAGTCTTCATCATATCCTAGAACTTTCTACTATTTAGAATTATCTTCATTGATTCCATTTTTTAAAAGTTTTTGTAGTTCTGCAGTAGAACCAACAAATAAAGCATTATTTACAGTTGATGGTCCCTTTTTCTCCTCTGCATTTAATTCTTTTGTCTTTAATTGTAATTCAATTAATTTATCAGTTGTATCTGCAACATTCTTAAGTAATTGACTTACAACTTCATATGCTCTTGGTTGTTGACCTTCTTGTGCAACTTCCAAAATACTATCAAGTGCTTCTTGCCCTTTCTCTATTAATGAATAAAGATTACCTCTAGTGTATTCATAATCACGAATAGAATCAGGTTTTTCCCTTTCTAACTTTTTAAGTTCCTTTTTAGATTCTTTAATGACATCTTTTGCTTGATCTACAACTTCAATGTCAAGAGATTCATTTATACTGTCAAACTTACTCATACGTCAACTCCTTTTGATGGACTATAGGTTTTACCATCCATGAAATCAAACCTATTTTCACTAAATCCGAAATCATCGCCAAGATCAAGAAGAGCATCATCTGATGCATTTATTGCATTAACTGCAGTTCCTTGATTGTGAGTATCAATAGTTGATCCATATTGACCTCTATTAACTAATAATGTATTTCCAGTAATCTTTCTGATATACATTGTTTCATTATCAATTTCAATATAAGTTTCAGCAACAAGACTTACTGCATCACCAACATCAAATTGAGTTTTCGTAGTATCGAGATTTACAGCAAGAACTGTAGTTGCATCATCATTATAATCTTTAGTAGCAGTTGGTTCTGCAGTATATCTAAGATCTCTAGATGCAGTTTTTCTATTCTTAGTTTGAGCACTATAATCAACTTGCACTTTCTTAATAAGTCCTTCAGATGAAGTAGGAACAGGACCAAATAAGAATGTTTTTGCAGTAAAATCTAAATTATGAGTAATAACTCTTTTTTCTTCATATCCACTACCATAAGTATCATCAAACGAAAGATTATCCAATACCATAGGAATATCTCTTTTCTCTCCTATAGATGATACTAAATCAACAGTTAAATTAAATGATGGTTGGAAATAAGGAAGTATCTGTTCTATAATTTGTAAAGCATCTTCATTATACTGAGTCATTATGGATAAATTAAACCCAATATTATAAGGAACTGGCATGAATACTTTCTTTGCAACTTTTGTTCCACTAGTAGTTGCTGCTTTGAAAGTCTGCATTGTAGAAACTTTCCTAGAATTATCATAATTAATACTAGTCATTTCAAATGCTAGTCTAGGTAAAGTTATAGCAACTCTCTGTCTTAAATCTGGTTTTTGCTCTAATCTTGCAAGAAACTTTTCAACTGGACCATAAGCAATAGGAACTCTAACAGTACTATGAACAGTGCCATCTGGTTTCTTATGCTGAATATCAATTGCATTAAAAAGAGTACCAAATGCTATGATAGTCTTTCTAATAATTTCGTGATAGTAATATTGTCCTAACATAATGTTGTGGTTTACTTATAATAACTATTTAGAACTCGCCAAATGGATTCGTTTCAGTAAAGTCTAAAATTGAGTCAGCTTCAGTCTCAAAAGGAGTATTCTCATTGAATGTATCTTCCTCATCTTGATCTGATGCAGTCTTAACAATATACTTAGTATCAGTTCCACCTAGAGTAGTTCCAATTCCTACAACTGCTTCTCCAGGAACGAAACTACCACTAGGTCTTGTGACTTTAAGTATTCTTTCATCATAATCCCAACTCTGTACATGAGCAGTTGTTCCAGAACTAACTCCTCTAACAAGTTCCTTATATTGATAATTTCCTGTTGCAAATCCTGCAGCAGCAGGTGGATCTATTGTTATTGATGGTGCTACGTTATAACCTGCACCAGCATTACTATATCTAATTGCAGCAACTTCATTATTAGTATTAAGAACTGCTTCTGCTTTTGCATCAGCATACCCAGTAACAGGATTTCTATTACTTGGATCATTAGCAAAAGTAACAGTTGGTGCAGAAGTATATCCAACACCAGCATTAGTTAGTGTCATTGAAGTAACAATTCCTGCAGTGATACTACAAGTTGCTGTTGCTTGTGTTCCAGCATCTGCAGTATTTTGACTATTTCCTTTGAAATTGGAATTATAGAAATAATCATATGAAGAAGTTCCTCCACCAGGTGGATCTATCTGATAATGTCTACCATACTGATAACTATTACCACCATAATCTATTACACTTGCTGTTATTCCACCAGTACCATTTACTGCAGTTATTCTTACATATGCATCAGTACCTGTTCCTACAGTATAACCAGTTCTAGGTTTAATCAAACATTCATTACCAACAACAAAACCAGTTCCAATTCCACTACTACTTGGTGTCCACTGTGTTACAACTCCTACTCTTTCTGCAGGTGCTGCTATTGTAACTGCAGGAGCAGTCTTATATCCTTCACCACCTGAAGTAATATTAAATCCAGTTAATATGCCAACATTACTTGTATTTGTAGTTGCGGTTCCAACTAAAGCAGTTGCAGCAGCTTCAGGTGTTGATTGACCAATATTGACATTTGGTATTGCTCCATATTGCTCTCCACCATCAGTGACAGTAATTGCACTTAATCCCTTTACACCAATAACAGCAGTTGCTATACCACCAGATCCCAATACATTTACACTTCTAACTGTAACTGTAGGTGGTACTGTATATCCAAATCCTGGATTAGTTAAAAGTATTCTATCAATAGATTCACCTACTTGACCAGTACGACTTGTCATAATGGCAACAGCAGTTGCATTGATACCTCCAACTGGTGCTGTTGTAATACCAATTGTTGGTGGAACGGTATATCCTGTTCCATCATTAATCAAATCAATATATCCAAGACCATCTCCAACAGTCAATCCACTTGGAGTAGTTGCTTTTTGTACACTTGCAGTTGCAGCACTTGCACCAAGACCAACCATAGTTAATGTTGTAATATAACCAAACTGATCTACAGCAGTATCTACTGCTTCAATACTTGTATCGATTGCTTGATCAATTTCAGCATCCATTACCTCACAACTTAAGGTATAGACATATAAATTATTTAATTGATAAAATGGTTTTCTTGCCTCAACATACTTAATCTCAAACATAGTATTGTCAAGAGGAAGAAATATCAAATCTCCTTCTTGTGGTCTTGTAGATACTTCTACTTCGGAACCTAAGAATGGAGTAATGAAATCTTCATATCTTTCTTTAGAAACAACAAGATTAACAGCATCTGTTGTCTTTACACCAAATTTTGATAATATATCTCCAGATCCTTCAAATCCTTGGTAATTTAATAGATATGCTTCTAATCTGTAAGCATCATCAAATGTAGATGCTACAATTTCTTTAATAATAGATGTTTTATTAACAATCTTTCTGGGAAGATATACAACATCTTGTCCATATATTTTTAACTGTTCATTAATTATATCTTGGACTAATCTTTGTTCGCTAGTCGATCCTTGCAGAAAATAGGGAGAAAGTGGCATGGCATTATCCTATCATGTCAAGCGGTGGTAACTCGTATTCTGTCTTAAGTTCGTATTCAAGTTGTTCAATTTCTAACTTTGCATCATCAAACATTTGTCTTCCATTCAAAGAAACACCACCAGGAAGCATAACTCCTTGGAATTTCATCATATTAATACCCCACTGCCTTTTAATTAAAGCAGTAACATACCTTTTTAACCACCAATCATTATAAAAATCATCACATCCAACTGGATCTACAAGTCTAGTACATTCGACAATTAAATAAGTATCATTAGAAACTTGATCCCAATCAATATCCATATAAAGTCTATGCCTTTTTTTATTAAACCTAAGTTGAACATCTGGAGTAATAAGTCTACTTAAATCCTCAAGATAGGTTTTAACCATAGCATAATTCATCAAATCAAGAGCACCATAATAATAAAGATCATTTAAGAATATTTGATATTTAATATTGAATAATCCACTTGATATAGTACTTGCATCCATCTTAAATACTTTTTCTACTCCGAGTACATGATCGGGTAGTTGTATATAATTATTTCTTTCTGTCCATGATGCACCACCAGGAAATCCACTACCACCACCAGTTGTTGTAGTATTGCTAGTTTTTATTGTATTTAAATTTGCTTCAGTCAATTCATGCTTCAGAAATGCTTTTTCTGAACCATCATAATGTCTTTCTTGGAAATATTGAATAGCATCATCAAGTTGATCATCAATCTGATCATCATCAACGTTAATTTCAAGGACAGGATAACCTAGTTTTCTTAGAGCATAATCTTTTAATTGCTCTCTACTTTTGCATACTGCCATTAATCCTTACCCTTCTTTTGGTATTTATCTTCATTTTGTTCATCATAAATCTTCTGTAACTCAATGTTCTGTTCAATTAATTTTTTTCTTTCTTCGCCAAAATCCTTAGTTAAGGTTTGAATCTTTGCTTCCAAAAGAACATTTTGATTTGTCAAAGTTGATAACCTTTGATTGTATAATTGCACCAATACATTAATATCAACTTCACGGTTATTTTCCATATTTTAAAAAACGCCTCCATCTAAAGTTGTAGTCCAAACAGGTACTCCTGCTGCATTTGTAGTCAATATGTAGTTTGAGGTACTTATACCAGAAGCAGGTGTTCCAGTAGAAGTCATCTTACCAGTAGAGTCAAAGTATATAGCACCACTAGTAGACCATTCACCACCACTAGCACCTTGATAATAGATACCTTTAATATCTAAGAAACCCCTTACACCTTCAGCAGTATTACCAGTTACAGTAGCTTGTGGAATGTAAGTCCATGCTCTTGCTGGAACATTAGTATTACCACCATTAGCAGATGCACCAGCACCATCAATATAACCAAAGAAACCTGTTTTATTGTTTGCAGATCCAGTGCCTGTATTGTATGAGAATGATAAACCACGATCAGTGTTAGTATCAAATGCATGGGTAACTGTTATTTGACCACCAGTACTGATACCAGCAGTTGATACACCAGTATATGTGATAACATTTGTACTAGTATTATATGCAGTAACAGTAGTCAAACCAGAGTTTGGAAGTCCAGCAGCAGAAAGAGTATCACCAGTATTAATACCAGCAACGCTATCTACTTTTATTGTAGAAACACCAACAGCAACATTATATGTCATTACTGTCAATGTACTAGTAACATCACCAACGTGCATAATTGGATCATTTAGAGTTGCATTTGTAGAATTAACAGTAGTTGTAGTGCCATCTACCTGTAAACTACCTTTTACAATTAAAAGACCTTCACTACTTAATCCATCTGGATATGGATCAATATACATTACATTTCCACTTGTGGATGCAATAGTATCAGTTTTTATTTGAATATTATCAATGGTCATTCCACCAGTTAATCCAATACCAGTATTAAATTGCCATGAAGCACCAGTGACTAAAACTTTATCTGTTCCATTTTCATCATATTCAATCTTAGCATTTTTATCAGTACCAAAAGTAAGGAAACTATCATCAGGGATTATAACTTCACCCGTTCCATGACAATCTAAAATAAGATCACCATTAGCATCACTAGTATGAATTGAGTTTGCATTGAGAGTTATATTATCTACTGTCCACTGATCAACTCTAGGTAAATTAGCAAGAGATGACCCATCTCCAACATATCCATTATATCCATGACTTAAAACTGGAACGAATCCATTAGTATTAGTTGTTGGGTTTACCTGACCCTGAACTAATCCTGGTGCAATACTAAGCATATCGGTGTAATATCGACCACCAATTTCTTGTACATTTGAACTATTATCACCAGCAAATAGTCTTCCACCTTTATTGCCGTGGGTTCCTACTCCAACGGTTAAACCTAATTCACCGAAATTTAGACTCCCAGGAGCGGCTGTTCCCGTCGATCTTTTAACTCTTACGATACTTGCCATGGCTAGAAGTTACCCCCGTTAATGTCCAAATTCTGTGTTGTTCCTGGTGTTAAATCTAAAGTGGATTCCCACTTAGAAGTAGAAGAGTTATATACTAAAACCATACCATTAGATAATCCACCTGAAATGTCAACGTCACTTAAAGCACCTAAAGTTCCACCAGCACCACCAAATGTTGCAGGAACTTTTATTGCATTTTGAGATCCAACTCTTACTTTAATATCTGCCATAAGTTTTAGAATGTAGTTGTAATACCAGCAGTAACAATTGCACTACCTTCAACGACTCTAGTTATCAGATTAGATCCATCCTTCAGTAACAAGTCATAACCATACCTTCCAGGTTTTAATGCTTTAGTAACAGTATTACTTAAAGCAATTTTCACTTGTCCTTGTGCTCTGTTTGGAAAGGATACAGCAAATGTAGCAGTCGTGTTTAATGAAGCTGCATGTTTCTTCATCCTAGAAACACCTGTATAACCAGTCAAGTCAAGAGGTGCATTATTGCTTCCTTCAAGGTTGAATGTCTGATTAAAATCAGCACCAACATCAATTACTATATTGCTAATATATGCTGCCATTATTAGAACATTAAAATAAGTCTTAAAGATATTTATAAATCAATTACGCACAATTGATTTGAGTAAAGATTTTATCTCCTCCAAATCACTTTTCATACTATTTACATCTGATTTCAGATTATCAAACTCTTTTTTCTCCTTATATCTTTTTTCCGATAATTTCAGAAACTTGTCAAATTCAGTCTTATTGTTGTTTATGATTGCATGATTATTAGTATCTCTAACGAGATTACTATCAGAATCAACTTTTAGATAATCACTCATTATTCACTTGCAAATGATCTTAAAGCAATGCTCCTATAGTTTCTGATTCTTGGTGGTTTTGCCTGATTAGTCGAAGTCATAATAACTTTAACCATAAATCCACTAAATTGTGGAGTATTTTCTGCAGTGAACTTATATTCACTAAATGCATTACGTTTAGTATTTGGTTTTACAACTTTATCAGGAGATCCATTAGAATTGAATGGAATGTAAACTTGACCATCATCAGAAGAATCATTTCTAAACAACTTATAGAATACTCTTATGTCTGCTTCTTCTTCTCTATGCCCATCAAATTGAATATAAAGAGAATTAGATGGAAATTCTAAATCAATTTTTCTAGTTTCGTAAATAGCAGAATTTGGATCTAATCCAGGTATTCTTACTAAACTATTATTTTCATAATCACTTACTTTTTCATCTACTAAATTACTCATTAGAATAACATTAGCATCATTTAGATTAATAAAGGGAGAAACATCTTCATTATTAGTTTTCATTGTCAATTCAAGAGCAAATGATTTATCATTTCCAAGTAAATTATATTCATTTGTCTTAGAAGCAATAATTCTTGGGTCATCTAATTCATTTACTTTATTAAGAGATACTGGTTCATATCCTTTATCTGTAAATGATGCTTCAGACCCACTTATACTTGTTCCAGATGTAGTCTTAATTCTAGCACCAACACTTGTACCTGTTGGGTTTATCACAGTAAGTCTTGGATCGATTGCTTCAAATGGGATATTTTGAGAGACTCTTAAGTTCTTACTTCCACCAACTTTTGAATTAGAGAAAGACTTATTAGTATCATCAAGAGAAATATAATAATTATTAAATCCTCTTTCTCTAGTATCAACATCATGTAATTTGTTTATCTTCCTCAAAGAAACTTCATTAAACTGATAAGTATAAACCATATCATTTTGTGAATGATTTGTTTTCAAACTAGAATCAATTCCTCTTGTTCCAATAGTAATCTGATTTGCTGATGTACTAAAACCAGTATAAGAAATAATTTCTTTACCTATTTTAACATATCCAGTATTTGCAGCACTAACTGGTTGACCTTCAAAACTGGTCAATATTCCAACATTTGCAACTGTAAACTGAGTAGTTGTATCATCAATATTATCAGATAATAAAATTGGAGAAATATCACTATTAAAATCTAGCACACTAACTTTATTCTGTGCAGAATGCATACCATGATTTCTATGATTGAACTTCATAGTAAATCCATCTCTAATTGAATCTGTAGGTGCAGATGTTGGTGCAGAAATTGGTTTATATGCTCCAGATGATGGATAATGAGTTAAAGCAGTACCTGTAACCACTGTTCCGACTACATCATCAAGTACAATTAAATTAGTCGTTGTAACAACACCAACTGCTGCTCTTAATCCAGATCCAGTCCATCCAATATTATTTGCTACAACTAGATCTCCAACTGCAAATCCTTCTCCACCACCAGTTACCGTAGCTGTTGCTGCCAATCCAGCAGTAACGGCTACAGTACAAGTAACAGTATTACCATAACCAGTAAGAGCAGTAAATCCAACTCCAGTAAAGACTCCAGTTGTTAATCCAATACCTGATGCAACAGTAGTAGTTAAAGTTGATGATATCTTAACAGGTCCACCAGAAGCGGATACATTACCACGATGCTCCTTACCACCATTCATTTGAGTTATAGTGTTACCTGCTTCAAATGTACTAGTTGTTGTTGCAATAGAAACAAGTTGTCTCTTAGAATATGTTTCTACTGGATTTTCTTTAGTAATTTTACCTAAAGGTAACTCAGCATTATAAAGAATAACACTAGATGCTGTATTTGTTACAAATTTTGCCTTATTAAGTTTAAATTTGAGATCTTCAAATTGACTTGCACTCCAAGTAGATCCATTTTGTGATTTAAATAAAGATCCAAGAGTTGGTTGCTTATCATTAAGAGATTTTGTAATGAGATCAACTTCACCCATTCTACTGACAAATGCATTATATCCAGTTGAATCTGCCTTTAATACAAGAGCATACCAATATCCAGATTGAAGATAAACAGGTTCAGAGAACGTAAATGGAGTTGGTGTACTACCATCAGTAGATGTCTTAACATCATCTCTAACTATTTCTGTTTCTGCTATTACAACTTCTGTAGGAGAACCATTATTCATAGTTCTTATTTGAACTGTAACTGGAACATTTAAAGTATCTCTTGTCTTGAAATATGCTTCTCCACTAGTAATGAATACACCATCAGTAGCATATGATGAACTTCCACTAGCATCTGTTCTATTCTCAGGTACTTGGAATGATTGTGCCAAGGGATCATGCCTGACTCTCCATGTCTCCCAACGAGAACCAGGAATAGTCTCTTGCTGAAGTGTTATTTGAGTAATAGGTTGTTCATTAACCTGAACTCTATCAATCTGAGGTGTTTTGATAGATAGAACTTGCTCTTGAGTAGTCTGTGAGAATCCAGTAGCCTCATAAAGTCCTTCTGCAGATGCTTGTCCAGGATCTAATATATTACTATTTGCAGAATCACTTGTTACTCTAATAGTATTAGAACCAGTAGTAAACTTAGGATTACTTGCAATATTTGGATCGGGAATATGTAATGAGAATATTATAGAACCACTCTCATCACTTATCAATCTTACTGTATCAACAACTGCTTCTGCAGTTCCTGTTGAATTTGCAAGAACCATACCTTTCTTAATATATCCAATATGCTCAGGCTGTACTGGGAGTGCAATATCAGCAGTATCAAGGTTAACTGTTCCACTTGTATTTGAATATGAAGAAGTTAATGCAGTATTGTTATATGGTTCAGTAGAATATGTTGTAGTCGGAGCATTAAACGGACCATACTTATGATTTGATTGTGCTGCTCTAAACTTAATAGTTGCTTGACCTTGGACTTGAATTGATGGTCCAGTTTCTATAATATCACCAACCGCAAATGACCCTCTAGTCATTGTAACTGGAATCAATTTTGGTATACAGAATCTAGTTACATTAACATTTTCCATAAACACATAATATTGTGTATTTGGTTTCAATCTCTTACCAACAACTTCAATATTTCTAGATCTGCAATTGTATAGTATATCAATACCAATAACTTTTTCACCTAAACTTATATCATCAGTACCAGCAGTTAGTTCAAGACCAAATTCTTTTTCAACACCAGTTTCTCTAACTGGAGCAATTACAGTTGTTTCAGTTGCTATTTCACGAGTTCCCCAAGTTTCACGTCCAGTTCTACCAACATCTCTAGTTCCTAAAGTTTGTACTGGATCTAAAACTTCTCTTCCAGTCCAAGTAGTTTCATGTGAATTCCAGAAACTTGCTGCCATTCCACCATTTTCACCTTCAACACCAAGAAGACTTGCCATTCCATTAAATACAGAATCTATTCTTACGACATCTGGAGTTTCCAATGCAATTTCATCAATCCAGAAATCTGTAGCAGGTGTAATTTCAATAGTACCATTATATTGAACAATAAGAAATGGATTTAAATTTTCTACTCTTGTAGCATCTTGTTGATCAATAAATGCAACTTCATCATACTTTAGAGTTAATGCTGGACCATTTCTAGTAACATTTGAATCATCAAAATCTTGAACCCACCTATAATCAGCAGTTGTTGGTGCCAATTTAGATGATTTTGTTTCAAACATCAAAGCAACATTTCTTTCTGTTGATCTTGGTCTCAATTCTCCCTTTGTATTATCAATATCAAAATTAGACTCACCTGTCAAATTATGAGAACCATGATTTCTAAAGTTATCTACAAAGAAACCAGATTTAAATTTATCTAATCCTGTATTAGGATCCTTAATTGATAAATTCTTAGTATCAGTTTCAAGAAGAGAAAGTGTAGTATATTCCTCAAGATTTTTAATTCTATTTTCAAGACTACCAATATCTTTCATGGTAAATCTCTTATGAGGAACCATCTTTATATTAGAATCTCTAGTTGCATTAGTAACATAAGGTTCCATATAAATTGTAGCAACCTCAAATGCTTCATTATTTGGTAATGGTGCTTTTGGAGTTTCTGAAGGTTCTCCTTTCTTTAATTCAAATATACCAGCCTTTGTCAAATAAAGTCTATCAACTCTACCAAGATAGAAATTATAATCAATTTTAACAGTTTTATTTGAAACTAAACTCTCAGAAGATGACCCAGAGAAATTTCTTCTCCTAAATGAAAATGGTGAAAGAGTTTCTGTTGCAGATGGGGTATATGCATCTACTCTTGGTCTTAAATCAACATAATCAGTTACTTTTTGATCAAAAACAAATGGTATCTCTGTTGAATAATCTAAAGCATTATAACTGTTAATTGTTTCTATAGTTCCACTAGTTTCATCATTTGTAAAGTAATCAAATATAATTCTTAATTTCTTAGTAGGTTCTGAGAAATCTTTATTTCTTATAATTCTACCATAATCAACAAATTCTAATCTCTGACCTTTATCAAGTTTATAATTGTTTATGATATTTCTATCACCAATAATTAAAGAACTTATTTGTGCAATAATACCAGAAGTTTTAAGAGTTATATTTTCTCCAATTTCAAATGTTAGATCATTTTCATAAACAAACTCTAGTTTTTGACCTCCACTAATAGTTACAACACGAGCCAAAGCACCAGAATTATTTCCAAGTACTTGTTCACCTACAGTCACATTATTAGTAAATGTGCTTGTCTGTGTTGTTACTGTTAATGATGGAATTTGAGGATTAGCAGAGTCATTTGATTCAAATATACCCAATACCCTATGAATATCTGGTACATTTAAAGATATTTGTCTATCTTGAACTCTTGTCCCATATACACCACTATATGCTAATCCATCTCCAAATGTAGTAGATCCAATACCTGCACCTACATTTTT